CTTGCATTGACTTCTAGCACATCAGCTTCTTCAATGCCTATTTCATTAACCAGCATCTTGGCCATTGTTGTTTTGCCAATACCAGGCGGCCCGCTCAGTAGCAAGTGGGGAATTGATTTGTCTTTGATCCAACTTTCCACCTGACGTTTCTGTCCACCATCACGCCAGACATATCCGTCAATAGTGCTGGGACGATATTTTTCCACCCATAATTCAATCATTGTATCACTGGCCTTTCAAATGTTTTAACTCTGTCTCTACTTGCTGAAATATTGTCAACAATCTGATTATATTCTTTTTCACTTAATGAACTTTTGTAAATGGTAAGAGATTGTGCCATCATAATTCCCGCAACTTCCATAGCACCATACTCACCACACAGTGTATCCACAAATGCTAAATTTTTAGAATATAATTCTTGTAATTGATCATCAGCAATCATACTAATTCCTCTGCAATTCCTAGTAACTCTGCAACAATTAACAATGCCCCGGCAACTACAAAATCACCAAAACATAATGCTAAACCTGCTAAAATGCGAAATCCACTTTTAATCATACTAACGCTAGTATGTGTAAAAATTTTGTTAGTTACTGTAGTTTTTCCTGCGTCTAAAACACTTTTTGCCTTTTTAATATCTTCTACTGCTTCGCCATGTGTACTCATAATGTTCTCCAATAATGTTTATTGTACAGGTGAAAACAGGGCTAGTCAATAGCCCTGTTGCTCGAAATAATAAAATTAATTTTCGAAAGATTTATTCACAAACGTGGATGGATCAACAGTGGCATGAGTAACTGACTCGTGTACACCGTGAATAATTTCGCTTGGTTTATCATCGGCAACCGCCAAAATAGCTTTGATATCAGCACGACGAATAATAGTTTGAGTACCATCTTCATGCTCGATGGTAATACCGCGAGACCAACGGCCATGTTCAAGTAAAATCCATTCACCTACTTTTACATCTTTTTGTTCAGCGCCAACGGCCCAAACTTTGCCCCAACGATTCTTAACGCCCTCGCTTTTGCCATCGTCACTGAGAATAACAATTCCACCTTTGGATTTTTGCTCTCCGAAATCCATATCTGAAATAAGGACATTGTCACGTACAGGTATAAGTTTTCCTTTTACTACACTCATACGCCGCCTGTGGTATCATTTGCTTGTTGTTTCTCTGCTAGCAATTCTTCTCTAGTTTGAACAATTTTGCCACCGGGGCCTAATTTGTCACCTCGAGCATTAACACGCATATTGCCCACAGCAATAGTCATTTCGTTTTGGTTAATTAGTTTACCCATATCAATTTCTTTACCTTGCATTGTACGATAAACTTTTTTTGGTTGTTCTTTCATTGCCATATTAATCTCCTGGATTATGATATTACTTATCTCAAGAATTCCTGCCAGTCTAAATTATATTTTATACTGTCAATTCTATGTACGCCTATTAAAAATAGCACGTAACTAGCCACACTACTGCCCCGACCAACACCCCAAACGGTATTATTAGCTTGGCAAGTGTCTACAAAGTATTTTAACCACCGTAATAAATCTATCATATTGCGTTCTTTAAACGCGGCCAGTTCCTCAGTTACTCTAGAGTGTTGAGGATCCCACGGTGGTGTTTGTTTCCATATCCATGCTTCGATGTCCAGTGTTTTGTATTCATTGGGCATAAACCAATTGCTTTGGCAAGCTGAATCATAATCACTTACCTCAAAGTGAGTTTCGTAAGGTTCAAGAAATTTGAAACCAAGTTCAGTTTCTAATTGTTTGATAGACTCTGTTCGTTCAACAAGCATGGTGTCGTTGACATTGAATTGATGGCTTTGATACAAGGCATCAAATAGGTCTTGTTCTGAAAATATAGGATTGGAATACTTGTCTAGGCGCATAGCCTATAGTTTAACTGAGTTTAATTAAACTGTCAAGGTTTTTATCTTTCATTTGTTCTTCGATTATTCGGCGATTTCGATCACTGAGTTCGATACGTAACTCGTCTAAGATATTGGCAATTTGTCTTTGAATATCTGGATTGCGTGTCATAAAATACTTTTTGGTAAGATCATTTATCTTATTGTGTATTTCTTGATCCTTCAATCCAGACAGTTCATTAACTAATGGATGCATTAGTTATATTCGCCAATATATCGCATGTACACGTTTGCGCCAGCATCACGTGTCCAGGCTTCGATAACTTTTGGGTTATCACCGGTCAATGCGGTAATTGCAGTTGTCACCGATGTATTCGATCCACCACCAGTTGGATTAAATGAAACACTTGGAGGACTGGTGTAACCGTCACCGTAGTTAGTAACAACTATTCCGCCAACTCCGAATCCCATTATCACTCGGGCGCCAAAACCAATACCAACAATTGGACTAGTAGAATAAGATGTTGTGCCCAATGGCAATGGCAGGGTTCCGCCTGAGCTGACAATCAGGCCACCGATCGGGCCTGTCAATGTACCGTCACTGTAAGTAACTGTTACACCGGTAGCAGTTGCCTGTGCTGTTGCACTCATAGTAATTGTGCCGCCTGACTCACTGAATGAGTTTACTGTAGTCCCAACTGGAATACCTGCACCAGTAAGAGCTACACCAGCCGCAATGTTTCTAAAATCCGTTACGTTTGTCAAGTTGGCCTGCCCGTTAGTGGTATTAGCAAGTAATGTTAGATTCAATGCGCTGACTTGTAAAATAATTCCAGAATTTGCATTGATGATAATTTGATCGTTTAGTTTATAACTGTTACCAGAGTAACCGCCAACAATTGTGGCACTTACGCAAGTATAAGTAGCTGTTCCGGTTGCTTGTGTACCGTTTGTTTGCAAACCACCACCGCTGAATACCACAGTTGCCGCACTGGTATAACCTGAACCGGGACTGCCAACCACTGCGGTAGCTAAACTTTCTCCACCAACTGTGATGCCTCTGGTGCTTGAACTATTTGGTAATGTTGGGAACGCCGTGTCATAACGTAGTGTACCTGCATTTTCTGTTGAAAAACTGGGAATACGAACAGCAGTTTGGTCGCTATAAAGCATCATACGCACAGCCGCATATTTGCCAGTGGTTGGCCAATTTTTAAATGTAAGTGTAGCGTTGGTAGCAAGTGTTACACTTTGCAATGGGCCATTGGTTAAACTAATATCAGTGTTGGTAACAATGGTACCTAAATCCAATGCCACGCCATAAAATGTTTTAATAACAGCATTTGATAACGTGTTCTGTCCAAAATCGTTAGCGGAATTTTTGAATGCCGCATTGTTTTGTAACGCAGTAATTTCTGTACTGGCTTGTCCTAAGCCAGTCTTAATTGTACCAAAGTTATCTCTAAAACCTTGGCTGTTGTTGTCCTGCCCTGCAACAGGGTATGTGGCATCTACTGAGCCAAAGTTGATTAAACTTGCGGTTGGGTTTGACATACTTTCATCCTATATATTTACTGTGTATTTATCGTTCGTTACACTATGCTACTGTGATTTTTAAACACTAGATATTTATCGTTAGAATATCCAGTGACTGAATCTATGATATAGCGATCTGCGGTATAATCCAGCAATTTGAAGTCAAAACCGCTATATTTGATATTAATAATAATATCATCTGCTTTTCCTGGCAAACAATAGCACAGGGGCACAGCAAGTTTAAACCCCAACTGCAACTTTTCACCAGGCTGTATACTGCGCATCCATAAGGGCAAGTAGTTTCTTTCAGTAGTTCCAGTGTCTGCCAAATTATTTCGCCAGTTGGATATGCTGTTAATATAGTGTTTTTTTGGCGCAGTATCTGAAATATTGTATGCTGTGCTGTCTATAGTTATGTTATTGATTGGACGATCCAGCCAACTTTCTGCTAATTCCATAGCTGTTATTCCAGCAGGATCCACTGGACTTGCCCAAATCTCGTTGCTTATATCTCCAGTCAATTTATACTGATCTCGTGCATTGTTAGTAATTGTTTGGCCAGGAGCGATACCATTAATTTCTAAAGGATCTATCATTTCAATATAAACAATTTCGTATGTTATTGCGCTGTCTTTAATAGCAACTGCTTTTTTAATGGATCCAAATTGAAAACGTTTACGTTTGTTATTCAGTCCCATTGCACCCAAAAATTTAGCGGCCTCGCTAGTTTCTATTCCAGAATAGATTAACATTCCTAAATCTCTTTTGACTCCAAAATTTGAATCTCCCGGACGGAAAATACTTGTGCTGGTGAATATATCAGTGTCTGTGATAAACTGCTTAAACACAGTTCTTTGCGGAATACTTAATAAAGGCTGAGTTCGAATATTACTGTATAATTTTTGATTTGGTGTAGTAACTTTAATAAAAAATTCTTTTGTACTGTCTGCAAATCCATACTGATCTTTAACCAACACAGTAAACTTATATGATCTGTCAAAAGTAGTTGTGCCGCTGTCTATGCTAAACAAACTATTTTGTGAATCAAACAATATTAATCCACGTACACCAATGATATCATATTGATGGCCCTTGTCAATTGTTGTAAACCTGTTGTCCAAGGTTAATGCGTCGTTGTCTATAGAAATTTCTCTACTGATGTTTGCAACACCAAATTGATTAACTTTGCCAGTGATTTCGCCATCGCTGGATAATATCAAACCTGGAGGTAAACTTCCAGAACTAATGGTATAAATTAAATTTGAATTTAAACTTGAACTGGCTGATACTGAAAGATCCGATACAAAATTAGCAGATATTTCTCCAAGATTGTACGGACTGTTCCAAGTGATATTATTATCAATCTCTCCAATCACACGTATTGTAAATGTTCTACTTGTTACTGCGGGCTGTACATCTTCTCCGGTACGGGATGCAGTAACAGTAAACGTATAAGATTTAGCAATGGATGTTTGGAATGGAATACGTCCTGCAATATACACAGTGGAGTCAACGGGGTTGAATGTTAAACCCGGAGGCAAATTGTTTACATTGTTTATTGTAAAGACGATAGGAAAACTATCAACAATTTCTAAACATTCAAGAGCAAACATAACGTAATTATCTGCTCTACAAACGCCAAGATTGCTGTTAGTTAACCAAATGGGTTCTTGTAAGAATGTGACGTCTGCGGTAAACAGTTCTGAATCGTCTGTAATTTGTGTATAGTCAGCATGAAAGCTGTCTTCACCTATTACAAAAATTGCAAATTTTCGTTTGACAATAACACTGCCAGTCGAAACGCTTACTAAAAATTCATAAGTTTGATTTAAATTTCTAGGAGTTCTTGTGGGAGTGCTGTAATCAAAATCAGTTGTGTCAAAAATATAGCTGTCATATCCGCTGGTACTTCTTAAACCAAAGTCAAAATATGATGTGTCATAAAAGCTGTTATCATAAGTGCCGTCTCCAGATGTTCTAACATCCACATTGGCCACAGTTTCGACCAAGCCAGTAAGTTTGCCATTGGGCAATAGTGTTACGCCCGGCGGCAACTTTCCGTCTCCTGAAGATATAAAATAAGTTAAGGCTTCTCCATCTGGATCAAATGCACTCAATTGATAATCAATTACTGATTTTCCTACAGCGAATTTTTGACCGTATCGCCCAACTGGCAACAAGCCTGCTGGAGTAACTATAGTGGGAAGTTGTCCGCCATTGACTATTATATTAAATGTTCTGTCGGAAATATCAGTACCCAACTGCGCACGTACACAAAATATAAATGTAGTAGTTCTAGCAACATTATAAGGATTGCCTGCAATAAACGCCCCGTTGACTTTTAAACCTTCTGGTAATTTTCCTGAAATCAGTCTAAAGGTAATACCAGTTAAATTTCCTGTAGTTGGCAGAGGTATATTTACAACCACACGTTCTTGGAATGTTCCTGTGTCAAATGTAGTGGTTCGGCCGTCGAAGGATGTTCTTGCAGTGTCTAACGCAAGATTTCCAGTAAGTCCTGAAATACCAGGTAACGTGTATCCAGAGGGTTTTGTCCAAACATTAAGCATTTTTTAATTCCGGCGACTTAGACAATTAAATTATGCCAAAGTCTAAATTATTATTAACCAACGGTCCTAGGCCTGGTGATGTGTAACCCATGTCCAGATCTATGGTGTTGTAATTTCCAATGATAACTCCCATGTCAATATTAAAACTGTTTGTTTGAACCATCATGCTAAAAATAGCGTCCATGACATCAACACGAATACCATAAACTGTGGTTTGTACATCGCCAGTTCCTACGGTATCAATTAATCTATAGCCATTGATATTTAAATCGCCGCCCAACACAGGTGCTGGGTCATTGACAACACCGGCTGAACTTTTTAAGTCAATTGTGTTTGTGCCTGGAATAATATTAATACTGTTATCGCTACTGGTTATACTTTTAAATTCTGCGGTGGTGTCGTTTTTATTTTTAAAAACTCCAATGGTAGAACTAATGACTGTGCCGTCAGCAGTGCCATATACTCCGGGATCTGTGGGATAGCGTAATGTAATTTGTGTCTGCGAACTGGCAGTACAAATCCAGTGCCCATTATACAAGGGATTAGTATTGCCAGTTAGATAGAAATACTGATTGGTGACAGGTACCACACTTTGCTGGCTGATAATCAGTGTTACCAAATATGGACCAGTACCAGTTTTAGTTAAAAAACGGTTAACAACAATGGTGTTTACACCCAAGTTTGATGCTTGAGAAATTGGAATGTCAGTTCCAAGCAAACTGAAGTTTTCGTTAACTTTTTTAAATGCACCACGCAAGTCATCACCTGACCCATCGTTTGCATAGCTTCCTACATTAATTGTTTGAATTGGCATGTTTGCGCTCTCTTTAGTATATTTACCGTATTTTAATAACTGCCGGTCAACGCCGCACGTTTCCAAGTGTCAGTTGCTGTGCAGATATAGATATAGTTAGCATCCCAAGTGATTTGCCCAGCAGTACCGGTAGCAGTGGCCGTTTTGGTTCCGTTAGGAACAGTGCCTAATGCTGTATACAATTCGGTAAAGTTTGCATTTACTTTTGTAAAAGCCGTGCGCAACGGGTCACCGTTCTTGGCATTGGCCGCAGTGCCAGTGTTAATTACTTGTTTAGCCATTATACTCTCCCTACAGCAACTTGGATAATTCCAGCTTCGCCGTTGTCTTTGTCTTCCAGTGCTTTACCAATAATGCTACCTAGTTTTGGATCTGTAGCTCGCACAGCATAACCCGGTGTACTGGATGTTGTCAGCATGTCGCCTTTCTTCACACGACCCACTACCTTACATGGCACACGACCTGCCAATGCTAAACAAACACGCATGCCAGTTTGTGCATCGTTCATCACGTATGCTGGATTGGTTGTTACAACACCTGCTGAACGTGTGTCGTTCATTTCACCAGTGGTAGTAACTTCTTTGTCTCCACCAAACACCAACACAGTACCTGGTTCGTATTCCTGATCACCTTCATAATATTCTGCCAAGTCAGCATAGGTAGCTTGTAGTTTACTTGCACCACTTAAAGTGTAAGTACCCTGCATTGTACAACCAGTAGCATCTGCGCCTGTTGATATAGTGGCCACTTTCAAAGTAACCAAACTTGCATCAAGCAAACTACTGGCCGCAAATTGCCACTGTCCGGTAATTGTACCTGCTGTGCCCGATGCACCAGTTGTTAAAGTCTTACTTTGTAGTGTAGCACCTGTTTGACTAAAATCGCTTGTACCGTAGAATGTATTGGTAGAACTTGAAGTTCCCACAGCAGTTAAGAATTTAAAGTTACCTGGTGTATAAAATTCCAACGTTGTACTAGCAACTTGTAAAATGTTGCCACTTGTAGGTAACGAACTTATTTTAATACCTTTAACATCAACAACACCGCCACTGTCTGTTTGTACCAACATGTTGTTAGCACCGGTAGCAGTGATACCAATAACTCCGTATGCTTTGACACCAGTTCTAATAACAGCACCAGTTGAAGTTGCCAGTGTACCAGTACCACCAACTGGTATTGTAGTGCTATTTCCAGTTGATGAAATATCTTGATTACGTATACCATCACCGTTGGCCACCATGGCCTGTGTAGTGGTAACACTGACTGCCGCAGCCACGCCGCTGATATTGGCCAACACACTGTTACCAGTAATCCATTGCAACTTAGTTGATGGAACACCAGTTGACGTACTGGTTGAAGTTTGTAATGTTACCCAGCCGTCAGTAACAGTAAATTGACTACTGTCGTATTGACTTACACCAGTTGCGGCTTGTAGTGCGTCTATATCAATAGCAGTACCGGTGCCGCCACCAATTGTAAATGCTTGGAAAATTGTACCAGCAGTTCCAGCAGTAGCACCTGCCCATAAAGCAGTTCCTGGTGCAGTCCAGTTTGTAGTTCCCACTGTAGCAATTCTGTAACGTTTTCCTACAACAAAACTTCCTGCGGTAACTGTTACCAATGTCGGAACAGCACTAATTGTAGCAGTGGCCAAGTTCATTCCCAACTTGCTTTGTGCAATGGCCGCTGTTGCGCTGACCTTGCCGTCATTCACAGCACCGTTGCGGGTAAATGCTAATCTACCGCTTGGTGTTGTGTTATAAACCGCACTCATTGAAACTACACTGGCATTGATACTTCCGGTTACAACTTGGCTTCCAGTATATCCAGTACCACTAACGATCATTCCAGGAATAATGCCAGTTGAACTGTTTAATGTCAATAAGAAAACACTTCCGCCTGTACATGTTGATACTTGTGGAATATTAATCAAGTATGTTCCAGCTCCGCCAGTGCCAGTAACTGAGGTAGTTGTTAATCCAGTATCAACAATATATGTTCCTGCTGTTACAGTACCACCAGTTAACATCATACCCTTTTGTACTGTGACTGTTGGACTTCCAGAAACAGTCAATATATTTCCACTAATGGTGGCACTAAATGTTCCAGTAGCCGCAGTACCACCACTAACATAGGTTGCATATACAACAGCACCTTGAATTGTACTAGTTAATGTGATGCCGTCCCAGTTTATGGTTAAATCACCAGCTTTATCAAATGCCGCATTTGTCCATGCGCCTGACTGTAAGTTGTTATTAGCGTTGGTGAATCCCCAAACAGCAATTTGATTTTGTGCAACATTAAATTGCATACTTGATGCAGTATCTTTTAATTTAAAGAAACTGTCACGAGCATTAACAACGTTATCAACATACAGTTTGTTAGTGGCATCAGAATTTAAAATTGGCAAGCCCATGCTACCAACTGTAAAGCCTCCCATTGACATATTGCCCTTCATTGGCAACTGCCCACTTAGGTTCATGTAACCAGAACCAATCAACGCTGTGGCAGGAGTTGTAGCACCTGAGTGTTGTACACCCAGCCTGTTGTCAATGTATCCACGTACCGCACTCTGCGTTGGCACAGTATCTGAAGCATCGTTGGTCATTGACGAGTCAGTTGAAAATTCACTAACTGTAACACCACGTTTAAATCCTAGTCCGTCCAAGTTGCTCAACGCAATTGAAGCTGAGAATGTAACTGTACCAGTACCTTGGTCAACTGTAAAGAATCTGCCCACACGGAAGATACCGTTTTGGTCAGTGGTTACATAGAACACACGACCAACTGTTTCTTCAAGCACTTCGTTTGTTTGGTCTGCCTTCTGATACGGGTTACCAAAAATTTGATATGGATAGTTGGTAGTGTTATAACCGCCTGTACCAATGTCCAACAAGTCATGTGCTGAACAACGAGTAGTACTAATACGTGTTGTAATTTGTGCGGCAGTGCCAGAAAGGTAACCGGCACGTAACGGCTGTGCCACAGTGCTGTTCATCGGCCGACTAATACCAGTAATAATTGGTGTAAGTATCACAGGACTAGCAGTTTGTGACGGTGCTGTAAACGTTATGTTTCCGGTTGGAGTGCCACTTGGAGGAGCACTAACAGTTAATGTAATTCCATCAGCATTGATATTTGTAACAAATTGACCTAAGAAGAAGCCGCTAGTTCCACCGCCTCGAACAATGTCACCTATAGCAACACCTGTTGAGCTTGCAACTTTTAATGTTGTACCTACACTTCCTGATGGGTTATATGTACTAACCACTGTTGATTCTGGATCTACAGAATACGCCAGTGTTATACTAGTAAGTGAACTAGCAATGCATTGAACAAATTTGTTATAATCACTATTTCCATTTCCAGACACCTGATAGAATGTATCAACAATTGGAGCAACACTTTGAGTTGGAATTTCCAAAGTGGTGTACCATGGCCCGGCAACGCTACTTAATTCTGTAAATCCTAAAACTCCAAATGGCGTACTATCTGGAGATGCACTCAACACTATTGTGGTAACTGGGGCCCCGCTAGTGCTTGCTGTTGCACTAACAACAGTTTGCCCGCTAGTGAATCCAGAACCAAATACTGACATGCCTGCTTTGATAAATTGTGTTCTATCACTGGTGTAGACTGTAATACTTGTACTTAAATTGTTGTATGTTAAAAATTGTCCTGTAGCAGTAGCAGTAGCAGTGGCATTTAATACGACTGTGTTGGTTGTACAAGTTACTGTGACTGGACTACCACCGCCATTTGCTTGATTACTCATTACAATAGTGCTTGCACCAGTATTCAACGAAATAATAACTGTACCAGCTACAATGCCAGTGCCACTAACTGGAGCACCTACCACTAGGTTAGTAAAACTGCCGACCGATGTTAGCGTAGCACTACCATTAGTTGGTGTTGCAGTAAATGTTGTTGTACTGCTTGTACTTGCAACAGTGTTGTCTGAACGTGCAGTAACTGGAGCTTGTGTTAATGTAAATGTTGCGCCAGCAGTAGCAGTACCGATAGTTGTTGTTAAATCAAATACCGGTGTACTTGCAGTGGCTTTTGTAAATGAACTGGTAAGTTGAATACTGGTAGCACTGTTTACTTTACCAATGTAATATGTTGTGCCAGTGGTATATCCACCAATACCGCCTGCACTGAATGTGCCAGTAACAGTGATAGCTTGTCCAACGGTATAAGTTCCGCTAGTTACTGTGGCAGTTCCTACCAAGTCTGCAATTGCAAACGAAGCAATAGTGGTTGTGGCCGCCACTGAAGTAATTCCAGTTACTGCGGCTCCGCCAAATGTTGCTGAAATAGTGATAGCATTGGTAGCAATGGTTTTGACATAGTACTGTGCTTGGTTAACAGCCGTGGCCAGTGTGAACGTCATGTCGTTGGTGCTGGTACTGCCACCCAACAGCGCACCATCAATTGTAATGGTATCGCCCACTACGTAACCAACACCCTGAGCAACTAATGTGATAGTGGTAAATCCGCTGTATGCTGTGCCAGCACCAGTTTTGGTAATAGTAAATGTTGCGCCAGTGCCTTTGCCACTGCTGGACTTTGTCACCACCGCAGTATAAGTGGCCGCACTTGTAACACTGACACCTGATATAGGTGTATATGTGGTTGAACTGTTTAATCCGCCCCTAACAGGTATTCCACCAAATGTTGCTGTTGATGCTTGAAATGTGATTAAATTACCAACACTTAACAGTGTACCATTGTCTACTGTAATAGTGCTTGGGCTAGTTGTGCTGACCGCAGACACAGCGACCTGACTATTTAATCCTACTCCTGCAATGCTTGTTCCAGCACCTAAATTGGTTAAACTGTTTACACCGAGAATACTTGCACTACCACTTGTGATGTTACCTAGGAAACTACCTGTTGGAACATAAGTTGCGGCCACTTGCCCTCTACTTTGTATTCTTGTAATGGTAATTGGATTAGCATCTGTACTTGTGATACTGTATTTGATTGCACCCAGAGTAATAAACGGTATCGTTGATTTAGTAAATGTTAAAACTCCGCTTGGGGTACTTGTTGGGCCGGCAGTTAATACAACAGTATCGCTAATCCTTGCATAAGTAAGTCCGGATGGTGTTCCTGCACTACTTGTAATAAACACTGGAGTTTGCGCAATAGCATTTGCATATGAACTGGCTAATTGAATACTGGTAGCACTGTTTACTCTACCGATGTAAAAAATAATGCCGGCAGTCATATTGCTGGTTGCGCCAGAACTGTATGTGGTACCTCCTACTGTCAGTGATCCAGTGCTACCAAATGTTCCAGTTATAGTGATAGCTTCACCGACCACATACGTTCCACTAGTTACGGTTACAGTTCCTACTGTATCAGCAATCACAAATGAAGCAATATTATTTGATGAAATACTCAAAACAGATTGACCACTGGTAAATCCAACAGCACTGACTATCATGCCTGTTAAAATACCCGAAGTACTACCATATGTAAATGTAGCACCACTACCAGTACTCACAGCGGCCGCACTTAGAGCAATGCTGGAAGACCCTGTATTGATACTGATAATTGTAGTTCCAGCAGGAATACCAAATCCTGTGATTAATTCTCCAACCACAAGTCCAGTAAAGCTACTTACAAATGTAACAGTAGACGAGGCACTGGCAATTGTTCCAGTAAATGTTCCACCAATAACTAAAGTAGTTCCGCTAGATCCAGTTGGATTGTATCCTGTAATAACTGTAGTTGTTATAGGTGCAGTGTAACTGGTAATTCCGTGTACTTTACCACCAAATGCAAAAGCGTATGTGCCTTTATTAACTTGGTCAATATTTTGTTGCGGGCCAAATGCAGTTACCGCAATGCGTGTGTCGCCTGGTGTGGCCCCCATGGTTTTTGCACCGCCGTCAACTGGGTCGGGCTTTGTGATATTTCCAGTGTCTGCTTGGAATAGATAGTAGGAAAATGATTGGTCAGTACTTAAAATAGCCTGGAAAGCTGGCAATATTTCGTTAGTGGCTTCTGTCAAGTTGTATGTTAAAACACGATAGATACTGCCCAAGTTATCAGTAAATTGAACAGCAGTACTTGGACGGGTTGGGTTTACGTTGTCAATTTCATAAAACTTGAAGTTTTGTAACATACGCAGTTGGACCAGCTGGCCGTCATACAATGGAGCGGCCAAACCAGTGCTAGATGTTCCACCCGACCCGCTTGTGCTTAGTGTTAACAAGAGAACATTTTGTCCGCCAATTGTGGCACTTGTATATGCACTGGATGTTTGAATTGCGGTTACTGTACCAGCAGTGGGAGTTGTTCCTCCTACCACTGCGTATGTGATACTTGTGCCTGAAACGATACTGGTAATAACAATTGTTGTTGGAGTACCACCAAACAATGTACCAGTACCTGCTGTGGCACTCAGGGTATTACCAACACGCATACCAGTAGTTGAAGTTATTCCAGTAATGGTCGCAGTCCATGGAGCACCTGATGTGCCACTACCTGCAATAGTTCCAACAGTGCCGGAACCAAACAACGGAGTTACGATGATATTAAAGTTTGAATACACACCAATAGCACTGCTTGATGTAGAGAATAAATTGTTGTATACTGCACTACCACCAGTTACAGCATTTCCAGTATAGATAAATGTTGCAAGGGCAGTGTTCACGATTCCAGTTACATAAGCAGTTAAGTCGTTGCCCGCATTACTGCTGAATGTTGATCCTGATGCTGTTGCACTGGCAACATTACTTAGAATAACAGTGTTGCCTCCTGTAGTTGCCAATGCTGTTGTTCCAAACGGAATATTAGGGCCTGTGATAGTGGCACCGTTAAAGTAATAAGTTGTTGCTGATCCACCACTTGAACCTGGATCAACAGTGTAACGCAATGTTATACTGGTCAGTGTACTACCAACACATACAAATGTTCCATTGTAATCAGTATTGGAATTGCCAGCAATAGTGAATAATCCACCAACCAATGGTATGGTAGTTACTGCCGCAGTGGTAAATGTAACAAATACGTTTGGAGCAGTTCCTGTTTTTGCTAGATAGGTAGCTGATGTTGTTACTGGTGCTTGGATTGTTGTGTAATTTACAGTACTAAACACTCCAGGGTCACTAGCATAACTTATTGTAATAGTGGTAAATGTACTCGAAGATACAGTATTGCTACCATTATAGCTGGTATTGGAATTGCCGCTGATTACATATCCGCTGGACGGTGTTGGAGCAGATAGCTGAGTTGGAATATTAAATGTTACTAAGTAAGGACCTGTTCCTGTTTTGCTTACATAACCTGTAACCAATAATGCTGGGCTTGTGCGTATTGCGGCCAATGTGCCAGCACTGGCAATAAAGTTAGTATTCAAAGCAGTGTTACCACTAAATGAACTTGAAACTCCTCCAAGACTTGCACCGCTAACAATTACTGTATCACTAAAATACAAAGTTCCGCTTGGAGTGGAGTCTGGAGATCCGTCCAATGTTAAAGTGATACCGTCTAGACTAATGCCTGTAACTTTTTGGTTGCGTGTGAATCCAGTTCCAGTTACAGTTTGTCCAATTTTAATATTTGCTGTGCTGTTAACAGTCATAGTAGTACTTGCAGTGCTACCTGTGGCAAATGTTGCTGATGCATAAGCATAGTTAGAACCAACACTACCAGTTGGCACATAAACTGTTGTATGGCTAACTGAGTTAACCTGATAACGTACGATACCTTTACCAGCTAACGAATGATCAATTTCTAATTCTGTGATTTGAGTTGGATAATAATCGTAAGAATAAACGTACACGCTGATAGCCGCAGTATTCATGTTGCCGTAGAACGCATTACCGGTTGAACTTTGTGGTAATGTTGTTGGATTAAAGATACGTGCAGTTTGCATCAAGTTTTGTGCAAGTGAAACTGTGTCTGGTTTTTCAGTCACATCGTATCCGCTGGCACGTAACGCATACTGACCGTGTGCGCTTGAGCTACCAACAGAACGAATCTGCCCACCATTCAAGGCCCAAAACGCTGTCCAACAGTAGTATGTGAATGTTGAAACTTGTTCAGTGAGACCGCCGTTGGTTGCAAGAATAGCATAGCCCAAGTCATTAATCATGGCAAAGTCATTAGCCAACATGGATTTATTACCAGCCATTTCAATATTAATTTTTTGTCCAGCGCCCCCAAGCCATGGTGTTTGAGCACCAAGATTTAATTGAACAGTTCCGCCAATAACATTTCCATTCACATCAAATGTTTGTGCATAATTGCTTACAGTATTAATCTGATAACGGCCGCCACGCACAAAGAATGCACTAGGAGTTTGGGGAGCACGTATGTCTAATCCACTATTAACACCGCCTGTTACAATTAATGTAAATCCGTCAACACTTGCGAATGTTATTTGTCCAAACAAACGTCCGGCAAATCCATCTACAAATTGTCCACCGGCAAAAACTTGTTTGTTTTGGCTTCGGCTAAAACTGGTAGCAACCTGTCCATACGGTGATTTAGATTTGATTTGGCCTTCTGGATCCAGCACCATCATAAATCCGCCATGACCTTCACCGGTCATGTTGTTCATACGTACAGCATTACCGCATAAAAATACGTCAATGTCTCTATTGTTCTTTGGAGTACTGTTTATATCCGCCGGGTCAGTCAAATAATGACGTCCGTAGTTTTTAGTTTCATAGAGATGCCATGAAGTAGGTGCAAGAACACCAAACGATATAGAACTCACACTGGCCTGCGCCCCGCTGGTCGCTCCAATAATAGCACCGTTGGTGTTTGACATGATGCCCGAAGTAACTTTATAAGTTAACTGTGTTGCTGTTGCTGAAATAACAACGCCAGTAGCACTGGATGTTGTTCCGCTTTGTGCAATTGTTTCGCCTACTGCAAATGTAAAAGCATTTGTATAGTTAATTGTTGCTACCGCTGTTTGTGTAAACGGATACATCACTGTGGCATTCATGAAGTTACCAGATACACTGTCAACTACTGCACGACCAGGCTTGCCGTTGCTGTCTAATACATCCGATTGGAATACATAGCCTAGATAACTGACACTGACCTGTGTGTTACTACTCAATGTAATAATAATTTTGCCAACAGTTCCGCTGATAGTCGCTGTAACTAATGGTCCGATAGTTGAAACAGTACTTGTGCCATATGTTCCTGGATCACTTGCATAACGCAATGTAATTTGTGTAGTAGAACTTGCAACACAAGTGAATGTTCCATTATAAGACAAGTTTGTATTGCCAGCAACCGTATATGTTAATAAGGTGCTGGGGGTAAATGTTTGCGTAGGTATATTAAACACAACATCGTATGCACCACTACCAACACTGGTCTTGCTTACAAAACTAATGAGGTTTGTAGATGGAACATAGTCAACACTGTTATCAATAGGACCAATCTGCATACCGTCAATGACTGAATCGCGGTAGAAGAATAGTTTACGCCATGGACTTTGACTAACTCGATCCAATGGTCGAATAATTGTTCTACGGAATTCATCACCTTTGATTGAAACGTTGGCGGTTAATCGTATTGGGTAATCTTCGTTGTAAATACCAGCTTCAACAAATATAACAATTTGCAATGCACCGACACTTTCAGCAAATTCTAATTCTTCATTATTTGCTTGGTCAAAGAATCCAGGTTGTAGTAACTGGCAAGTGATTGTGTCATTTGATGCACCAGTTAATGATCCAGGACTATAGCTTAATATATTTGCTGTGGCACCAGAAGAACCACCTCGTAAAATTTTTCCTGGCAAAATATTAAAATCACCAGGAGGGCATTGGTCAACATAGCCGTTGCCGCCGTTGGTAAATGTAATGGTATAGATACCTGTTCCAAAGTCTGGTGTAGGTGCAACACCTACACCATTAACTACAATGCTTAACATAATAGCATAGTTGTTGGTAAATGTGGTAATAGCTGTAATGGTAAAAGTTAATGCGCCGCTTGGTGTACCATTAGCGGCCGCACTTAATGTAAGTTGATTTCCATTCACCGCAGTAACAACTTGTCCAGCAGTATATCCAGTGCCCGATACGGTCATACCAACTTTGACAGTTCCACTTATGCTGGTAACATTCAATGTAGTGCTGGATGATGTTGAATATGTAGCAGATGCAGTGTATCCTCGATTTGCATCTTTACTACCGTCCACGGCCTGCGTTACCAACACTTGATAACGACTTGCAACTGTTTGATTTAAAACTTGCAATCCTAAAGTTCTAGCATATTGAATACCATCGAGAGTTTCTGTCAACTGTGTTGTAATAGCTAGCCTAGCACTGGCACTTTTGTAATAACTCTTACCAGCATTGATACTTTGATATGTGCCACCACTTAACAGATCAATGCTCATGGCATCAACAATATATCCCACGTCTCTGCGACAAAGGGCTTCGTTATAGTTGAAGCCGCCTTTGTATTTTTCATTTAAGTAAGTTGTGGTTGACTGTGCAACTGTTAATGCATTGGCTAAAATTGTAGAACGCACTGCAACATAACCTGTACTAGCATATGAACTATTGGTTAAATCTGGTGTTGCTGTAACCAAGTTGGGAGGATTAAGATCTATTACATTAATAATTCTATCCCACTTGGTATTCATAGCGGTAACAGCACCAGCTCCATCTGTATAAGTTCCGCTGGTTGTTTGAGCCAATTCAAATGTAGTGGTGGTTGCAATACTCCATGTACCAGGATCACTTGGGTAAGAAATTGTTGTACTGGTTGATGTACTGGCAGTTACTACGAATGTCCCGTTGTAACCAGTATTTGAGTTGCCGGCCACTGTAATTTTTTCACCAACTGGGATTGGTATAATTCGAGTAGGTGTAGATAGTCTAACTAGATAAGGGCCCGATCCGGCCTTGGATATAAATGTCGCTGTCTTGGGTAAAATACTTTGATACAGCGCACTTGGTGGATTGTTACCGATGATAGAAGCAGATATTGTTTGCAGATAACTAAGACTGGCTACCTTGGCTGCTTTTTCAGTTGGATCAATAGCACTGGTATATACTGTTAGCGCATTTACTACTGCACTGGTCCAAAATTGATTGGCCGCAGTAGTTGAGCCACTTAGCCCGCCGTAAGTCAAATCATAGGCCACTGCTTCCACAAGCAATTGCACATCTTTCTGCCATTGTATTTGGCCGTCAGCATCAACATAATTTAGTGATGCGTAATTTTGTTTGATCCAACCAGTAACTTCTGCTGATATAAATCCAACGTTGGCCAATAATAATTGAGATGCACTATTAAATGGAGACCCTAATGAAGAAGGCGCAACTAATGATACACTTGTTCTATTTGCCAAGCTGAACAACAGTGTATTAGTAATTGTATTGAACAACGCGGTAATCTGCGTGATAGCAGTTGCATTATTAATATATGGATATGTGTTGTTAACAAACGTTATGGTATTGGTAATTGCTGAAGTTTTTGCAGAATTAATATTTCCATAAACTGTTACCAGTGTTGCGGCACCTGCGGCATAATTTGGCGGCGTAACAGCAGGCGCATTGTTAGCTGATATCAACCCTGCCCATGTTGCTGTTGTTGTAACTTGTGTATTTGTTAATGTAATTGCCGAGCCGCCCGACGATGATGAAATTTTGAAACGTGTGGCATCTGTAATTTCAATTACATAGTAAGCTGTGCCGCCAGTAATGCCGCCAAAGTAAGGAGTAATAGTTGTTGCACCACCTCCATAAACACCAGGATCATTAGGATAGCTAAGGGTAACTGTTGTAGGTGTAGAACTGTTAACAGCAAAATTACCGTTGTAACTGGTGTTGGCATTGCCGGCCATGGTAAATGATGTGTTAGCTAAAGGTTGCACAGTCCATGCTGGTACTGCAAACGTTACCAAGTATGGGCCTGAGCCTGACTTACTTTGGAAACCAGTAACAGTTATAGCAGATGCTAGGTCAAAAGTTAACAACATACCAGCAGTCATATTTGTTGTGCTAGCAGTTGTAATTCCACTAATGCTATTAGTAGCAGTAATTGTAAATGTAGTGCCTGAAATAAGTGCAACTAAATTTGAAATAGTTGGGCCTTGTGCCGCGCCGCCAGTGTATGTTTGATTCTGATACTGATTAACACTGTTTTGATAAACTTGTGCTGGTCCAACATTATTAATAATTGCTTGCGCCAGCGTATTGATATATGCAATGGCACCCTTGGTCGCCGCAAGTTCGCTACTAGCAATCTGTCTAACGGCATTTTCCCAATATCTTTGTCCTGCATAAACAGTTCTGCTGTTACCACCATACAACTGATCATATGCAATGGCTTCCATAATGTAAGCAACATCTCGTTTACAAGTAGTTTGACTATATGCTAATTTTGGATAATTGGCCGCTATCCAAGCAATAATTTCAGCCTGTGCAAATGCTATGTTGTTCAATAACAAAGTTCTTGCGCTTTGTTTTGCTATGCTTGAACTGCTGGTTGCAGTCATGATCAATGCTGGTTCAATACCGCCCTGAACCACCACAATCATGGCATTGATGCAACTGGTAATTCTATCCCGAGCAACCGTTACTGGGTTACCACCAATTTGTGCTAAATTATTTAATTCTAGTTTTAACTGGCCGAGTGCTCCAACTATTTCTTCAACTGTTAATCCGGTAGCCGCATCTGGATAATATCTAGCAGAAACGATACTCTGATAGTTGGAATTCAACACCATGTCATAATTAACAGCATCGATCACAGAATTAAGATAGGTAGTAAGCGAAGCAGAGTTATAGGCAAAAGCCAACACTTCATCTCTGGCATAGTTAATAGCATCAACAGTCTGAATCAATTGATTACTAATAATTGCGGAATTTTGCTTTGCAAAGTAAGAAGTGGCAAATTGCAGACTATTGTAATTAGAACCAATCACAAGGTCAGTGCCAACTGCTGTTAAAATTGATGCTATGTCACTTTGATATCTAACTTGGTCGTAAGTGAATGTGTTTACATATTTGTTATTGATGTATGCAATAGTTTCTGCTTGAATGAATGCTTTGTTTGCAGTGAGCAATGCCGCGGCATCTTCATAACCAGCAACACCTGTATTTCCGCCACTGCGTGTGACAGATTGTATTGTTGAGTTAAACTGATTGGGACTAATTGTAAAGCTGATCTTTTGACGATATGGCCCAGGTTCCAAGCTGGCCAGACTTTGTAGTGTTTCAGCTTGAAGTGCGGCCGCACCAATAGTTTTATAAGCATGTGCCCAGTTCCGGCCTTCGCGTCCGGGAGGAGTTTTTAATTGTGTGTCATCGCCGTCTGTGCGTACATACAAGTTGGTTGAGCTGACAAATACTTCATTATCAACATAAAATTTTGTAGCGGCCTGCTTGTCATCTGCACTGTTTGGAGTGCCAAAGCCAGCTACTGGAGCAGGATGATCGCTGAGAGTCAACTTGCCAATCATTGTGTCACCGCCACGATACACTGTATTTTTACGTGGCAATGCTTCGTTTGATAGATAGTTGCTAGTTAACGTTGAATCATAAGTTATGTCAGTTAAATCTGGAGTCAGCGGTTCATCACGTAAACGCAATGCTCCTACAACCACGTTGCCGTCGCCTTTGCCAACATAGTGAGTGTCAGCATAACCCTTGCTAATTGCCAATTTATCAATAGTTGTTGAAATACCAAGACTTGCATACGTGGCATTGAACGCATTGACCAATGCTGAGCTTGGATCAGGAATGTTACCAACTGCTAAATTATTAATGTTTAATGGTCCACCTAAACGAGGAGCAATGTCGTTTCTCAAATCGGATGTGGTACCAACCAAACGTAATTCGCCAGCACGGCTGTTATCAATACTAACACCTCCAGTGGCAGTTAGTGTTTTAGCAAGTATTGATGTTCCTGCACCGTTAGTAATAAACACCTGATCAGCAGTATAGCTATCCGGAGTATCCCCTAGAGCAGTGAATTTAATCGTGCCGCCCAGGCCAAAAATTGCATATACTTCTGTAAAGTTATCATTTACCTTGCGGAACGAGTCACGAATACTGTCGCCTGTGCCGTCATTACCTTGTATACCAATATCAATTTCTTGTTTTGCCATTTTTATTAAACTCCGAAGCTAGAACCGCAACCGCATGTTGATTTTGCGTTGGGATTTGTGATTGTGAAAGAACTGCCTGCAAGCTCTTCTTTATAGTCTATTTCTGCACCCTGCAGATATTGCATACTCATTGCATCTACAAGTAACTTAAATTCATCTAGAGGAACTTCAAAATCATCCTCATTCATTACATCGTCAAAAGTAAAACCGTAGCTAAAGCCACTACAGCCTCCACCTTGTACAAAAGTGCGTAATGATAATTGGGGATTGTTTTCTTCAAGGAGTAGGTCCTTGATTTTTGTTTTTGCTGACTCGGATATAGTGATCATGATTGCCCTCGATATGATATTTATCAAACCAATTTTATAATCCGAATGTAAATAGTATATGTTCATACGCACTGAGTTTAGAGAATCACATCATGTACGCACCAGCAATAGGGGCATTACTCATACCTACAAGCGTAAAAAAACTGTGGTTGTGCTACAATGTGATGCATGTAGCGAAGTAATTTATCGAGATAAAGGAAGTATGGATCCCAAACGCATAAACAATAATTTTTACCATGTGTGTGCTGACTGTGACCCAAAAAAGTTTGCACAACTCAAAGGTGTAGAAGCACGTAAGATTTGGGATATACCGGCTAGTAGCTTAAAAACTATAGGCCAATTATAGCTATATAAATACTCAACAGGAGATTAACCATGTTACATTATATTAAAAGTTTGTTTGGAATTACACCTAAGGAAGCACCAGTTGCCGAAGTACCGTATAAAGTAGAAGCAAAATCATGGGAAGATACATCAGATATTGCTCTTGCCCAACGTCCAATTCCAGTTGCTGACCAGGCTACTCAAGCAGTTGTTGAATCAATGGCTCCAGCTAAAAAGCCAGCGGCTAAGAAAACTACAGCTAAGAAAGCACCAGCGGCTAAAAAGCCACGTACTCCAAAAGCGGCAAAATAATATAAGGGTCTTGTGCCCTTATATTAACTTGTCTAATTGCTCAGAGTATCGAGCCATATCCTCTTGAATCCTGGCCTTGCGCTGTTCATTCAAATTGGGATTTTCTTCCAGCTCTTCTCGGAGAGTTTCCAACCTGTGTATCAGTTGATCTCGAGATAGCTTTGGGCTTGATTTTGTAGCGCCATATTGCCGAGGCGCTTGTCGTTGTGTGGTGCGCTGACCTTTTTTACTAGTGTTATTTCCCATCTATTTGTTTCATAATTCCTATACTAATTTTAGTTCTACTGCCCTATTGTACACTTGCTCACTGCTCAAGTTTTTACCTTTGCTTTCACACATGATGTCAAAGTTTTCCCAGAAGCCCAACGCCCAATCAGTCACTGGCTGATTCCAGTACCAATCACTGTGTGCCCGCATCTTTTGTTTCTTGTAGCCTTGTGCTAACAGTTCAGTATGATCTGGCAACACATTCACTGGGTGATCCACCAACACATCTTCTCTACTCACACTGTAATGGCATACTGGCCGTACACCACGCCAAGAATCAATGATACGTTTGACTCTATCATCTGCAGGCTGAATGTACTCGCCGGTGCGAATCCAATGATGGTGAATGTCCAATACCAGCGCACAGTGATCCACCAGTTCAATACTGCTATCCACACCCCAGCAGTTCTCATCATTCTCAATAGTGATGCAGTTACGGGCTTCGGGGCTCAACTTCTTCAGCGTTTCTTTGATGCCTTCAGGACCACGCTTGCCTGAAATATGCACATTGATCTTCATGTCTTGGAATGTCTTACCAAAGCCCATCCATCTAGCCATGTCCGCATGATATTCAAATTCTTCAATGCTACGTTCTACGATGCCGGGATTCTCACTGGCCAGCACACAGAACTGTCCTGGATGGAAACTAATACGCACATCATGTTTGCGAGCGGCTTCACCTACTGGAGCAAAGATACGTTCGCAATGCTGTTGTTGATCTGGATGTTGCCACCAAGTAATCCAATCTTTTTCAGTGTAGCCACTCAGCATTTCAGATCCAATACGCATCATTCTGCGCTCGGGTGGCAGAGTAGCAACTTTTTCAATCATTTTAACCGCGGCACTTGTGTTGTGATTCATCAAGTCATATTGACGTTGTTCAGCTTCAAGCGGATGTTCACGCAACCATCGCATGGTGGTACTGCGACCATTCATTACTCTATTAGCGGCATTTACTTTCATGCCTCTCACTTCACTAGCATCGTCTAACCATTTGCAAGCATAGCCTATACGTTTCATGTGTGCCTTTACCAGTGTCGTACGACACCTAAGATTATAAAAAAGTTTGTAAGTACATATATTAACACAATCGCAGTTCTAATGCAAGCAATTCGGTCCGCTTCCACGTCCGAACTGCCCGATTTTTCACCCAGAGCTTTTGCCCACAGTCTCCAGTAATGCTTAACCTTCGTACGTAGCCGAATTAGCACCGTGTTCAAATACCTCAACTGATTTGATCCTGACTGTTGGATTGATTGGGTAATGCATATCGCCACTAGCTAAAAGCTCAGCCATTTTGTCATATGCCATTTTGGCAAACATTTCACAGCCTACACCTGGAACAATTCTTAGATCGCACAGTGCGCCGCGCTCGTGTGGCAGTTTGCTTAGATGATCTTTACTTTCAATATCCACCATCTCATTCATATGTTTGAAAAATTCCAGCATAGGATCGTCTTCAGCAACCACTAGTGTGTGATCGAACATAGAATCGGCCCAGGCCTTAAATTCTTTTAAGCCACCAAAGTCCATGCACCAGTTTTTGTCATCTAGAGTATCACATTCAAATATTAATTTGATACCAATTGAATAACCATGTATTGTTGAGCAATGGCTGTGTGTGGCACGCCATTGTCTAAAACAGCAGGATAAGCCTCTGTCGTTACCGTAAGTTTTTGTTGAGTAAAATTTTGCCATTGTATTCTCCTTGAATAAGCAATGACACGCAGAGTTTATATTGCGGGATGAGCGTCTTAGTCCGCAT